CCACATCGGTATATAAGAACGTAATTGTTCTTTTGTTATATTCCCAAGTTCATATTGGATTTTTAGAAAATCAAACATTTGTAATCCCCCTAGCCATCATTGTAAGCATAGCTTCTTCTAGGGCTGCTAATCTTTCGTCGCTTGTTGGTAGTGGTTTTGCTCTACTTGAAATTTCAACTTCTTTTTCTTCTTCTGTACGTTCAACTATGGTATCGTTTTCCAATTTGTAGTTGGCGCACCAATGTTCGTCATATAATGGCTTAGAAAAGTAATTGTTTTGAGCATGATGGTATTTATCGCTATATCCACTATCAATCTCTATATATCCCTCTATGTTGTCTAAGAAAGCATCACTATTTATTTCTATGACGCTGCCATTCTCGTCAACACGGATATATACAATATATTTGCCGTCTCCCATGTAAATCGCTCCATTTATATCTCGCACGATATATCAACAGTTAAACCGTAGGCGATACCTGGTGTGTTTGTTACACCAGTTGTAGCTGTGCCAATATTTACAAGAATACCGTTTTTAAATCTTTGTGCTCCAGTAGCTGATGTATTTAGCGCTTTAAATGTGCCGCCGAATACAACGTTATCAGTCGTTTTCACAGTAACAGTGGGAGTCACACCACGCATCATTACGGGTGTTGGTATAAAACATCTGAATCCAGGATTGTTTACAATTCCCGCTGTTCCATATCCAACAGCCGATATGAAATACCTTGAACATTCAGCAAGTTCATCACCATATGATTTTGGAACATAAGGCGTAGCAGTATCTCCCGCTTCTAATTTAATCCAGTCAAGTGCTA